TCACTTGCGTATCTTTTTCTGACTTCTCCGCCACTTCCGGGAGGGCTTGACCACACCGTCCATATTGGCCTGCTGCTCGTTCCGGCGCAGGGAGAGTATCTCCTCCTCAGACAGCATATCGCCCTCCTTGAAGGACTTTTGTAGATTGCCCACACAGGCCAGCGTGTCGTATGCCGCATAGTCCTTGTTGGTCACGAACCAGCAGCGGCGGGTAAGCGGTGTGAGCAGCTGGGTATTGGTGGCGTTCTCCATCTCCCATGCGTCGTAGAGGTTCTGACGCTGGAAGCGCCACAGCTTATCACAATCCACCACGCAGCTTGTCACCTGACGAAGCAGCGCGTCCACATGGCCGAAGCGCTGGGCAGTGTAGTACATGGAAATGTGGTAATGGCGGCAGGTCAGCAGGGTATTGAGAAACAGCGGATCGATGTTGCTCTTGAAATTCCGGCTGTTCATCTGGACACTGAACTCATCACCCAGCACCAGCGTAACGGTGAGGGTGTCATGCTCCTTATCATACTGGCCGTTCTTCTCAGCACAGTAGACCACCTGTTGGAGGGACACGAAGTCCTCATAGGGGATGGACAACGCTACATTGGACAGCACCTTGACCCGCTGCTCTACCCACATAGCACGATCTTTGTCCCAGATCATCTGGCCGTCATACTGTTCGTACATGGACACGACCTTGTGGACGGCGGACAGGGTCTTGCCCTTGCCGAACAGTCCCACGTAGGCCACCAGCTCGCCGGTCTTGCACTCGTTCCAGCGGCGGTACTTGATGTATGCGTACAGATCGGTGACGCCATAGCGAAGCAGCTTCACCGGATGGAAGAACGCACAGCGGATGGTGGGACAGAAGGCCAGTACCAGAGCAAGGCCGATAAGTATCAGAAGAACCATCAGAACCTCCGCCAGTTGACCAGCGCGGCGGCAATCGCTGCCACGATACGGAATACGGAGATCACCAGAACAATGGCCACGAACACGGTCAGCAGATAGGGGATCAGCTCGGCCATGGTGGTGGGCGGCGTGATATCCACCCCGGTGATCTGGAAGAACTCAGCTACAACAGACGCCATCAGAACACCCCCTTTACCAGTTTCCAAAGAAGAAGGATAAAGCCGAGCACAAGACCCAGCAGCAGAAAGCCCTCGGTGACGGTGTAGGTGTCAAAGGGCTTCGTGAGAAACAGCTCGGCGGAATCCACCGTATAGGGCAGCGTGGCCGGAGAGATATCGCCCCCATTCAGCAGCGCCGGATCATCGGTATAGAGGATGGAGCCGTCCGTGTCATAGATGGTGGTAGGAGGTCTGGTCGTGGTGTCATCCTCCGGCTCCTCGTCCGCTTCAAGAGCCGGTCTGAGCGCCCACTCTGGAATATCCTCCGCTGTCGGCGCAGCGTAGGCGGTCGCCGTGAGGATCAGGAGCAGCGCCAGGACGCCGGAAAGCATCTGTATGTATCTCATTTATCATCACTCCATTTTACGATCAGGCAGATCACCGCACCGGCCACAATTGTCCAGAGCAGTATCTTCCACCATGAGAATGTCAGTCCATCAATGGCGAACTCCGTTTGCAGGAGTTCCAGACACGATGTAAGGACTTGCCCAAGGCTTTGCATCAGAACACCCTCCTTTTGATGATGACGCCGATGACCAGCACGATCAGGGACGCTTCAATAATGGCCGTCCACTCGGAGGGCAGGAACGGAAACAGGCTGCTGCCCAGATTCAGGAACGCCGTAAAGAAGTTGGATATGGCATCGATTGTATGATCCAGCAGGCTGTCTATATCATCCAGACCGTCCAGCAGATTCAGAATGAAGTGCAGGGAGCCAACGATAAGGCCGTTGATCAGGCTGGTGATCATATTCAGCAGAACCCGCAGCGGCTCAAGTAAAACAGACATGGTATCTCACCCCTGTAACACAAATTTCAGATCCTGGCGCCGGAGCTGCAGTAAGAAGTGTGTTACGAGAAGAACAGCTTCTTGCCCACAACACCCAGCGCCATACAGATAACGGCGAAGGTCAGAGCGACCTGCAGCTCAGCCGGGATGATGCCCCAGAAGCCGGAAAGCCAGATGGGGTAATTCTCGCCGAAGCCCTTTATCTGCTCTACATAGTCGTTGAATTTGGACGCCAGATCATCCACAGCATTGACGGCCTTGTCAAAGAGATGTACCACGCTGCCCAGCAGCTTCCCGGCGAAGGTACCCAGCTTGGAGAACACCTTGACCACCAGTTGGGAGATGGTGGTATTGCTGTAATCCTCGTCAGGTGCGCCGGTGCCCGCGTGATCCTCGTAGGTATCACCGCAGCGGGAACAGGTGTAGATATCATAGGCCGAAGAAGTCTCCTCGCCGGTGTCCGGGTCGGTGACAGCCTCCACATGGCTTGTACACTGCCAGTCGTGCCCCAGCGGGTCTACGATCTCCGAGGAGCTGTCGCCGCACTTGGAGCAGGTGGAGATCATCAGGCCGGGCAAAATACAGGTGGCCTCCTGTTCCATGTGCTGGGAATAGGTGTGCTCACAGGTGGCGGAGCCGGAGGTGCTTTGCAGCTGCGCAAGGATATCATCCATGCGCCCGGTCACCGCCTGCAGCCGGGTAATGATAGGAGCCAGATCGACCGCGAGGGTGCCGGAACCGGCCACACCGCCTGTTGCGATAGCATTGACGAGGCGGTCTGCCTGGGCTTGCAGGAAACCGGTGAAACGGGAGGCGTACACCACAGGGACAGCCTCAGACGTCTTACTGTAAATGTAGTATCGGTCAGTGTCAGGGAGAGAAGTCAAAAGACGTACCGTAGGCTCACCATCCGTGGTAAGCAAAAAACCTCGAGAGCTCGAAATAAAGTTGGGCTTATAGTAAGCATACCATCCCTTCCAAGTTCCGCTGCTATCCCATGATGGATACACAAAGGCAGAACAAGTAGCGTATGCGACATTCTTAGAACACCTAAACGAGAATGAGGACTCAAAGGAGTGAACCGTGCCCGCCAAATCCGTAACAGAGAAAGAAACCGGCATGGTCGTATATATAAACGAATTGGCGGCTGGAGCATCTGTGCCTTTAATAATGGTGAAGGAATATCCCAGAGCATTACTACTACCAACAGACTGATACCCGGGGACGCATTTTTCATAGTAATAATCAGGGCTTCCCTCTGTGGATGTTTCAATGAGGCTGCCATACACCTGAATGGAACTGGACGAGGAATACAAGAGATCGCTGTTATCGGGAACCTCGGAGAAGGAGGAAGGAAGAACGCCATACAGCTTTTGCGTGGACGTTTCGCCATGCAGGACATTCGGGAACGCATAAGCACTGTCATACTCTCCGAACTGCTCTGTGATCTGGTTGCTGATGGTAGTTACAGCGGAAACAAGGGCACTGTCATCGTAGGCCGGGATGGACTGGATGGCAGAGATAATATCCGCTGTCTTAGTCACGCCGCCCAGCTGATCATACTTGAAAGTGACACGCAGACGGAAACCGGCACTAAAAGAACTGTCACCGGCAGGGATGATAACCGTGTGCGGCGAGTATGTCGTAGTTTCGGCCGAGGCCAGGGGGACAAGCTGGTTTTCATCGTTGAAATCGACACGCTTTACATACACGCCGGTAGCCGCATCATAGGTGTCGCTGAGGATATACGTGCCGTTGCTGTTCTGCCAGACACCGGCAGAGAGCATAGGGTCAGAGGAAACGGCTTCGGGGACGCTGGTACCGAGAAATGCACCGCGCAAGCCGATATACTCACCGCCAGGAGCGTCAATATAGCCATTGGTGGAATTGAGGGTGTACCAAATACGCTCAGCCCAATGGAGCTTATAATCGGTATCACCCCAGAACATGAGGTCTTGCAGCTCACCGCCTATAGCGTTGGTGATGGTGATCATATTACCGGCAGCAGAGACCGTGGTCTGCTCCACGCTGTTGACCTCCGCATACATACCGAGCAGCTGGGCGAGCTTCACGTCAAGAGAGGTCGTATTCACCTGAACGATACCGTTATTGATCACCGAGGACAAGAGGCTATCAATAGAGGACGTTTTAGCACCGATGTAGGTGAGGCGGTTATTGACGGCCGTATTGAAATCGTCAATGTGGTTGATCATGGAGTTTTCAAAGTCCCAGATGCTTTCGATAGCCAGCTTGATATAATCCATGAGCAGGATCTGATTATCCGCGATCAGGACGTTCAACTCCGCGATGATGGGAAGAAAGTCCAGATTAGACGCTATATTGATGAGCCGGTCTGTGTAATCGGGATTGGTGGGTGTAGTAATAGTGATATTTACATCCTGCTTAGGCTTTTCGGCAGTGTAGACCTTACCGTCCACGTTTCCTATAGTTCCTTTCAGAGATGACAGTCCCCACAAAACCTTATCATCCACTGCAATCACATAGACTTTGGCGCTGGAATTGTAATACAAAGAGCAAGACATGCCTAAAGAGTTCGCATCTGTACAGATGGAAGACAAGTCATCGTAGGAAATCTGCACCTTGTAGGCAAAAGAAGCAGAAGCGGGATCAACATCCAAAACACGGTGACCTGTCTTCCGGAAATACATCTGCGTGCTATTATAAATGGTTGAATTAACGTTAGGAAACACGGGTATATAAGCTGCCAAAGCAACGGAAACCATAGAAAGTGCCAATATAAAAGAGCAAATAAAACCAAGCAAAAATCGTTTCATATTGACACCTCATCAGAACATTGATAAAATTGAACAAAAGGGAGGGATATGATGATAGGACTTAGATACCTGCTATTTAGCATAACCGGAGCACAATTTGACCCAGAATTTACGATCATCGGTGTAGCTATTTTAGCCATAGAAGTCACGGTAGTTGTTAAGCTGATAAAATGGGCTAAGAGCAGAAATAAAAGCTAATCCCTAATCCCTCGCCGCAGGCGGGGGATTTTACATTTTCCAAGGGAGAGTGGCCCAATATGCATAGAGCGTTTCGGAGCACACAGGAAAATGCTCACAGAATAGGCAGCAACTACGACACTTGAAATCAGCGTACCGCCGAGAGCGCAGCCAGAATTTCAAACGCGCGAACATGGTGTTTCCTCCGCCGTAACACATTTTCCCGATCGGACGCCGGGCAGCGAAGATCTATCTGTGTTACGCATCTTCCTCGTCCTCCTCCGGTTCCGGGCGTGGCTTCTTATAGTTGGGCTTCTTCTTGGCGGCGGGCTTCTTCACCGGCGCGGCCTTGCTGCCGAAGCGCCGAGGAAACAGCCAGCGCAGCAGCCGCATGACCACCCAGACCATCAGGCAGGACACCAGCACAAGGACGAACAGGCAGACCAGCACAATGGCCGCTGTTACCAGAAATTTGATCATATCGTTACCTCACTTCAAAATCGTTTTGACCTGCGATAGATATATAAAAACAGACCCGCGACCACGGCCATAAGCATGACCGTCAGAAAGAACGTCAGCAGCGGCTCTGAAAATACGGCACTGAATGTACCGGAGATCAGGCGGCAGACGCCGGTTAGAAATGCAGTCACTGTCATCGTAATACCTCCATGAGAAAAAGGGGTATGGGGTCAGCCCCATACCCCTTGAGTGCGGCATCAGCCGCGGGCAGCACGCTTGGCCTTGCGGAACAGGGAAAAGCCCAGCGTAACCAGACCTGCGCAGATGAATACCAGCAGCACGGGATTGCCGGTCATGATGTCCCAGACATCCTTGACCAGCGTGGCCAGTGTGGTGGTGTTACCCAGAACAGTGGCGACAGTCAC